CTGTCCTATGAGCCCTTGAAGACCCTGGTGCCGGTGTCGTTGGTGGCCGGCGTGCCATTCGTGCTGACGGTCAATCCGACTTTGCCGGTGCAGAGCGTGGCGGATCTGATGGCGCTCGCTATGAAGAGGTTCGCCGAGGGCAAGCCGTTGACCTACGGTTCCGGAGGCGTCGGCGCGTTCCATCATCTCTGCGCCGAGCTGTTCAGCAGCCTGACCGGCATCAAAATGACCCATGTCCCCTACCGGGGCAGCGCGCCGTCCACCATGGCGCTGATCTCAGGCCAGATCGACGTACTGTTCGTCGACCTCGGGCCTATGTTGCCGCAGATTAGGGCCGGCAAGGCCCGCGTCCTCGGCATCACCAGCGACAGGGCCTTCCCGACGGCGCCAGACATCAAGCCGATTGCCGAGGTCGGTCTGCCGACTTGGCCGAACACCGTTGCCTGGCAGATGCTGCTGGCGCCGGGCGGCACGCCGAAGCCGATCCTCGAAAAGCTGAACAAGGACGTGAACGCCGCTGTCCACTCGCCGGAGATGAACACGCCCCTGGAAAAGCTCGGCATGATCGGGCTCGGCGACAAGTCGCTGGAGCAACTCGACACCTATGTGAAGTCGGAAACCGTGCGCTGGGCCAAGGTCATCAAGAACGCCAACTTAGCGGGCACCCAGTAGCCGCGGCGCAACCGCGCTGGCGCAGCGGCGCCACGCAGTTGCTGTTTGTTGCCAGTACGGCGCGCGGGCCTGCGATCTCTTTCACATGGAGCTTTAGACGAGCAATCGGCGCTCGACGTCATCGTAGAGCGCCAAAGGTGATGATTTGTCAAACGGGATGTCCGCTTTACCCCCGAAAGCGGACACTGCCTGCGCGTTTATGAGTACGCGTCCTAATAACCGATTTTCGGGTATCGTATTGGGCCGGCAAAAGTCCCGCTCGATGATCGGGCGTTCTGGTGCTGGCGCAAAAGCCGGGAAGAAATTAATCGCGCGTCACCGCCCGGCCCCAAGTGCCGCTTGGCATCACCAACCGGTCTCCCTTCCCTGTCCGTTAGAACAACAAAATTGTCGGCATTTACGCAGTACCAGCCTTCGGCGATTTTGCCGGGATCCTTGCCTCGCGGTGCCCGAGTTTGAATTATGATCTTGTGAACCTCATCAGACATAGTTGGCCTTCGGATATTCGATTTCTCCGCGCCAGCGATTGCTGAATGATCGGGTCGAGGCGTGGCGCAACATCATCAGGGCGTAGCGCGTCGCGCACATCAGATCGTCGCCCTCTTTCACAACCTTGCCGTCCTTGCGGTGATACAGACGAAACTCCTCCCACCAATCCAGATGCTCTTTGAAGACTTTCAGTTTGCCGGTTCGCATGCGGTCGAGCATAGCCATTAGGCCGGCCTCGACACTGACCGAGCCATCTTCGAACTGCGCGTGCTCGGGCAGCATGTTGAGGCCCTGATCTCTGTATTGCTCAGCAAGTGCAATGCCGGCGCCTTCTAATGTTTCTCGCTTGCCGTCACGCGGCCAGGCCCAGCGAAGATCCTTGCCCCAGGAGCGAAGTGCTGCGGCGTGTTCGATTGGTGTTGACTCTTTCAATCGATGGCATCGGGCGACATAAACAGTGTCGGTGTCGCGGTCCCAAACAAGCTCCGCAGCGGCGAACGGATGGTCCCAACCGAAATCCATTCCGCCGATACGCGGCCAATGGTTGGGGAAGTCGCGGTGTTCGATTGCGATCTTGGGTTCCTCGAGCGGGAAGATGCGCCCAGAGCCGAGAATGGGCACGCCTTTTGTTCGAGCTTCAAGTTCGTGTTTGGGATAGCTATCGATAATCCTTTGCTTTTCTTCGGGCGTGTAGTGCGTAACGTCATCGATGGCCATAAACGTGGTGTGCCGATCCGGCGACTTTTCGTGCAAGAACCGGCGTACGACTTCTGAAACCCCCAATAGGGGTGTGAAGGTCATAAACACCGGCTTGTTGCCGATGTTCGTGCGTGTCAGCAGCTCGGTGTAAATCCCACTGTCGCATTCCTCGTCGGCCCAGGCCCAGTCTAAAGTCTCGCCTTGAAAGGCCTCGCGGCCGGCCAGATACGACTTCAGACCAATCAACGATACGCCGCCCGAGACGTGCTGAACCTTGATGGTGCCGACCAGATCGGCAATGCCGCGGGCCGTCACTACCTCAAGGATCGCGGCTTTTGGAATTGCCCCGGTGCCAATCGCGCCAGCTCGGCCGAGCATAACGCGCTGCACGGTATCTCTCACAACTTCTCCGGAAACGCCGCAACACCAGCCCACCGTGGGGCCATCAAATCGATACCCGCACCACCAGTCGGGATATTTGCCGTGGGCGTGCATTGCTGCTTCAAAACCACCGGCCAAGGTTTTGCCCAGCTGATTGCCGGCACACATCAGCCTCTCACGATGCTTGGCGCCGGCATTGTGGAAAGCGAGTTGTTTTTCGTAGGGCCGATAGTAAGCCAACCGATTTTCAGTTAAGCGACGGCTCTTCTCCGCTTCCAAGCTCGCGAGCACGGCTGGAGATATATTGCTTGGCAAACTCAATGAACTGGTCGAGCTCGACATCCGGGATTTCCATTAAATGAGTTTCGGTGATTTCGAATTCTTTCGGCATCAAATAGGCCGCAGTTTTTAGATACTCGTGCGGCTTCTCGACTCGCACGATCTTGATGACCTCGGCGCCGTGTTGTTCAAAGTCAGTCGCGAACGCCTCAAGAAAGGCCTGGCTTAATTTGTTGCGTGCGCCCCTCGCGCGGCCACCTGTTTTAGGACGGCCCTTCTCAAATAGGCTCACTCATTACCTCCAATCTTCCAACAAGACGACATTGCTGTGCTGTCTGAGTTCTAGCTTACGCGCCCGCTCAGGACTTGATTGTTGCGATTGTCGTTTTGAAAGAGAAACCGTAACCAACGGAATAGGCGCCTCATGCGACCGAACCGCCTTCAATCACTCGAAAGCGGGGCTGGGATTTTTCAGCAAATTCGTCTGCTTCAATCTCAGCCTTAACTTCGGCAATCGGAGGAGTGGCGGATTCGGCAATCAGTTTGTAAATGTGACGGTCTTCCGGGCGGATACTGGGGCTTTCCGAAAGGTCAAACAAAACATCTTCGGCAAGCTTGGCATTCTCATCGGGCAGTGCGCAGTGGAGAGCGATAAAAACGCCGCCGATAATCCGCTTCATCTGGTTGTCCATTTTAGTTCCTCATAATTCAAGCTGCCGCGCGCCAGCTTCTAATCTTTGTCGGGTGACAGCTAGGCCCGGCGTGTTTGCGTCTGCGAGCGACTACCCGCTCGGCGGTAAGCTTTGGCATCTTGTGGGTATCGGGGGGTGTCAGGTCCCGATACAAATATTGCTTAGGTTCGGCGCGGGCTTCGATGCGCGCGTGATGGCCCTCGACCAGCTCCAGGGCGTAGGCTCGACGGCCGATTTCTTTCAGGCGTCCCGCTGCCCGCCTGTCAGCATCCTCGGCAAGGCCATCGACAATGCGACTCCGTCCTGGCCACTTGCCGGCGCTTAAGAAATCTCTTAGGGGCGGTTCGCTAAACTCTGGGCGTGGCGGCCTGTGATGAAAAATGTGGCGCGATAACTGACGCGGACCGAAGCAGTCATATAGTCCAGCCGCCCTATCAGTCGCTCTATGATGCCACGGCTCATAGGGCACCTCTTTCATTTCGAGCCGCGCAATTGCCCGCTCTGCGCTTTCCAGACTGTAATGCGCTTTGGCTGCGATCTCTGCGGCAGCTGCACCGGAATGACTGAACAGATATCTGTCAGCCCTGGTTTGACCACCCATGCCGCGATAGCGCCAACGCTGGCATTCCTCGCCGATGGATTTCATGATCCACCAGCGGGCATATGTGCTCAGTCGGGTATTGCGCGAGAAGTCATACCTGTTGATTGCATCCCCCAGCCCCGCAAGACCGGCGGCAACCCTCTCGTCAAAGCTCGGGCCATAGAAGGCTCGGCCATATTTCCTCTGATTGCCGGCTATGCCCCTCACCAACCACAGCAGGGACCGGATTAGCTGGTCGCCGGCAGACTTGTCGCCAGCCCGATAGGCGCGGATCAGGTCGGCTTCTTCAAAGCCGCGGAGGCGTTTTTCCGAGCATCGCTTGGACAGATAGAGGCCGGCGCCGGTGAAGTCCTCATTGTAGTTTTGGTCAAGACCGCGCTCGCCTTCCCAGGCATCGCTGCCAGTTCGCCGCCAGACCTTTTCCCGAGACTCTTTCTGATCTGTCTCTAGCGGTCCTTCAAACCTGTCGCTCTCATCAAATTCGTCATCCAAATTGATAAAATCTTCGCTGCCGGCACCATCCGGCGGTAAATTGCTCATATTGGCTCAAATGAATTTAATCGCCGCTGGTAGGCGCGGCCCCCAAGCACACACCCTCTCACTTTAAATATACGCACCGGTACACGTTTTGTTCTATCCCGGCCACATTAAATTTTGTTAATTCTCAATGGCTTATGGATTTTGCCTTCGCCGACCGCCGCCGTATTGGGAAGGTTCGGTACTTATGAAATAGGGGGCCCCATTTAATAGGCAGAAGGTACCCCCCAGCCCTCCTTTTATTGCTGGCATAGGCCGGCATTGAATCGGGAGGGTGCCCCAGGATTCGCGTCCGGGCGGCGGGTATCATTCCGCGGCCTCACACTGGAAAGCATCAGCGGCCTTCTGGCTGGCTCTGCCGCCCCTCTGGCGGCGCGCATCGGTCTCAACGAAACAAGCGACAGCATCCTTAGCCCGCGTGAGGTTCGTCGTGTCCGACGCGCTACCGTCCAGCCATCGCACCCGCCACATGCCGGGATAGCGGCCATCGAGGAATACCCGGCCGAGCTTACGGCGATCAAACTTCACCACCCAATCGGCGCCGTCGCGTGTCCAATGCAATTGCATGCTCCCAATGAATAAAGAGCCCCGAAACGAGGGGCTCTAAGGTTTCCAAAATCACTTGTGTCTTACGCAGCGACGTCGAAAGGGCGCTTGATCCGCTGCACTGTGCTTGGATCAACGTTGAACTTGGCCGCAGTCTTACGCACGCTGCTGCCGGCCTTGAGGGCGTCAAGGATTCGCTGTTCTAGCTCTTCCGCTATCCGTGGCCGTCCAAGCTGTTTGCCTTCACTGACGGCCCGCTTGAGCCCAGCACGGACTCGTTCCTGAATCATGGCGCGTTCGAATTCGGCAAACACGCCCATCATCTGAAACATGGCCTTGCCGCCTGGGGTGGTCGTGTCCAAACCCTGTTGGTGCAAGAACAGATCAATGCGCAGGGCGTGCAGCTCGGATAGGAACGCAGCAAGGTCTTGCAGGCTGCGGCCAAGCCTATCGACCGACCAGGCCATCACCACGTCGAACTTGCGTTGTGCGGCGTCCCGGCAGAGCCTATCGAACGCTGGGCGCCCATCCCGGCCTTTAGCGCCGCTAATGCCGTGGTCTTTGTAGACGTGGGTGATTTCACACCCCATCCGCTCGGCAACCTCGCGCAATTCGCGCTCTTGATTG